CACACTACTGGTGCCACGTGCTCCCAAGTTTGGATAATCAAAGGGGAATCGGCCAAAGAGGCCCTCTACCTGGCTCTTGCCAGTCTGGAGGTACTTGTCGATTTCTACCCTAAGATTCTTACGTTCAAGCTTGAAGATCAACTTTCATTCTTCACAACCTGTCGCGATTGGCCAGCTCGTTCCTTCAAGAGCTACGCCAAATATGCCACCGCCTATCCTATGGCGAAGTATATGCGTCAGACATCTTCCATGCCTAACATACCACAAGATTTCGAGAAGCACTCCACAGCTCTCGTCTACACAGGTCCCATAAAAAGGCTCCTTAAAAACCGATTGGCGTCACGTCTCAACAAGACCGTGTCCCAACTCGCGTTCTGCATCTTGCAGGGAGTCAAAAGATCTGCGCTCGAAGTCAACGAGCATGAGGTGGAATCGTCGCTCGTCGGACACCAGAAAGCCATGCTCTCTGTTCCAACCGCCACCGAAGAGGAACTAGAATCGTTCCGACCGCAGCTTGATCGTGCACTAGGCACTTTTAAGTTTCGGAAACCGACTCTCCTCCAACCGTCCCGATCTGCAACTTACAGCAGATCCAGGGCGCATGGAGGACAACTGGGAGAAGTAGCCTATCACATGTCCGAGGCCCATGGACACGCTGATGTGGCCCTGACAACCCTGTCAGGGTTGATCCCTCGAGGGGATCAACTACTTGAGATGGTCGAGGTGAGACCCGGATTCGTAAAAGAACTCCGAGGACTCCCTACACCACCCTTCAGCGACTTCCTCTCTGAAGCCTTCCAGCTGATAAATCCAACCACACGTCTTGGCGATGAAGCCTCTGTCACCAACACCCCTTTTATTGGGGGTGGTGCACGCAACATCGACGCACATGTGGTCCCACTGAAGGAGCCATTGAAAGTCCGACTCATCACCACAGGTGAGGGACTACCATATTACACCGTCAAGTGCGCACAGAAAGCGATGCACCGATACCTCAACAGGTTCGTGCAGTTCGAGCTAACTGGCCGCGAGATGAATATGGGCGATGCTTATGCTATCCTCACTCGAGAGAAAGCAAGCAACCTCAATGACTTTGACAAGTGGGTGTCCGGAGACTACTCCGCTGCCACCGATGGTCTTGACATCAATATGACCATGATGGTAGCTGAAGCCTTACTTGCTAAGGGCGAGAACTTCGACGAAAGAATGAAAACACTCTTTCGCGCTGTAATTGCGCCGCATACCTTGCATTACCCAAAGAAATGGGCTGACAAGTCAAGCGACCGCCATGAGTCCATCCTTCAACGGAATGGCCAACTCATGGGTTCTCCCCTCTCCTTCCCGATCCTCTGCCTGATCAACGTCCTCTGCTACTGGCAGGCCCTCGAGGCCTACACTGGCAGGATGTTTGACATGGAGGATCTTCCCTGTGTCGTCAACGGGGATGACATCTTGTTTCGAGCCAACGACGGCTTTTACGCCATCTGGCAAGAGACAGTCAAGAAGGTAGGTTTCACACTCTCCATCGGTAAAAACTACATTCACCGGTCACTGCTTACAGTAAACTCCAAGCTGTACCAGCACCACCATCACAACAACACATTCACCGAGATCACGTTCTACAACACGGGTCTCGTGACGGGAATGGCCTATCGCACTGGCCGTCAGAACGTCAAAGCTCTTCCACTTTGGGACCTTTACAACGCATCGGTACCCAACTGCCACGATCCCTGTCGCGCGCATCGTAGATTCCTCCATTATCACAAGGAGCGAATCGCACACGCTACCGACAAGGGCCGCTACAACCTCTTTCTCCCACACCAAAGAGGAGGTCTTGGCTTCGTGCCCCCACCTGGGCACATTTGGAAGATCACCGCATTCCAGCGGCGATACGCTACGTTCCTTGAGGACGAGTACCGGGCCAACCTGGCCATCGGCAAGGACAAGAGCTCTAGACACGCACTCGTGCGCGAAAGAGACCTCTCTGCCCCCAACGCCATTGTCAGGTACCACGACCCGGGACCTCTTGTTCTCGTCCCTAAGGTTGGTCCCCTCCTTCGCAACCAGCAACCGCTTGAAGATCTCACGGTTGAACAACCTGCACTCAGCTTCGTGCCCGAGTCAGACTCGGACTATATCAACGAACTACGATTTAGGATACCCTATGGTATCTCAAAACGCATCTCGAAGATGAAGACTCCGCCGAACAGGATGTCCACGGCCAAAATCACTTGTTGGCCGTACAGAGTTGTACAGGAAACCACCCTCTCATGTGTTGTACACACAATTCACACCCACCTCCACACTAAATAAACCACAAGGCACCCGCGCTATACATGCGCGGCACATGACCTGGAATGTCGTTAAACTTCCACGGGGTCGCGTGCTTAATAGTCGCCAAAACGGTGTTCTTTTCGGAGAACTTAATATTTCCGTGCTAAATCTCCCATGTCTCTATTAGACATGAAGAAATGTGTCTCTCTCCCTCAGAGCAGACAGGAGTAAATGCCGACAGACTGCACGGCCATCCAAGGGGAGGCTGCTGATCATCCCGTCAG